GTATTCAGTGCTGCTGTAGCTGCTCGTGTAGCTCAGGACCGTGCTGAACTGGAAGAAGAGTTCGAAACTAAGTTGGCAGAAGGCCTTGCCTCTGTTGAAACAGAATTGACAGAAAAAGTCGACGACTATTTGTCATATGCTGTAAACGAATGGAAAGAAGACAATGAAGTTGCTTTGGAAGCTGGTCTGCGTACCGAGCTTGCTGAAGACTTTATCACTGGTCTCCAGTCGTTGTTTAGCGAACACTACATTAATGTTCCAGAAGAGAAAGTAGAAGTTGTAGAAGAACTTGCTGCTAAAGTCGAAGAGCTTGAAGAAAAACTCAACAAGCAAATCGCTGAAAACGCCGAAATCTCTAAAGAAGTTTCCCAACACAGAGTTGCTCAAACATTTGACGAAGTTGTAGAAGGCCTTGCCGATACACAAGTTGAAAAGATGCGCACTATGGCTGAAGGAATTGAATTTAGCGATGAAGATGACTTCCGTAAGAAAATGGAAGTAGTACGTGAAAATTACTTCCCTACGAAAGCTCCTGAAGCAATCGTCGAGGAAGATCTGGATGATCCTGTAGATCAGGAAGAAGTAGTATCGGATCCAGCAATGAGCGTTTACGCTGATGCAATTCGCCGTACTATTAAGAAGTAATATATTATAAATAGATAATCAATAGAGTAACAAGGAGAAAATAAATGTACTCTGAAGATCTCGCAAACAAGTGGCAGCCTATTATTGAGCATCCTGATCTGCCTAGCGTTCAGGACGTTCATCGCCGCCAAACACTGGCAGTACTCTTGGAAAACCAAGAAAATGCTGCTAAAGAAGATGCCCGCGGTTCTGCTGGTTTCACTGCACCTTCGCTTTTGGGTGAAGCTGCACCAACCAACGCAACCGGTGGCAACATTGACAACTATGACCCAGTATTGATTTCACTGGTTCGTCGTTCGATGCCAAACCTTATCGCCTATGACATCTGCGGTGTTCAGCCAATGACTGGTCCAACTGGACTGATCTTTGCTATGCGTCCACAGTTCACGTCGCAAGGTGGTACAGAAGCTCTGTACAACGAAGCTGATTCAGCATTCTCTGCTGGTCAAGAAAACTCTGGTACCGCTGAAGGTGGTGCTACTGTTGATACGTATGGTTCAGCTACAGCCACAGATCCAAATGCTAACACATATGGTGTTGCAACTGGTAAGACTACAGCCGCTGCTGAAGCTCTTGGCGATTCTGCTAGCAATCAGTTCAACGAAATGGCATTCTCGATTGAGAAAGTTTCCGTAACAGCAGTAAGCCGTGCGCTGAAAGCTGAGTACACAATGGAACTGGCTCAAGACTTGCGCGCCATCCACGGTCTGGATGCTGAAACAGAATTGTCAAACATTCTGTCTTCTGAAATCTTGGCTGAAATCAACCGTGAAGTTGTTCGTACAATCAACGTAACTGCTAAAGCCGGTGCCGATCAAGGTAACGTAACTACAGCTGGTACATTTGATCTGGACACTGACTCAAACGGTCGTTGGTCTGTTGAAAAATTCAAAGGCCTGATGTTCCAAATCGAACGTGACGCCAACAGCATTGCTCGTGACACCCGTCGCGGTAAAGGCAATATCATCATCACATCAAGTGATGTTGCTAGTGCCCTGCAAATGGCTGGTGTTCTGGATTACACTCCAGCACTGAACAACAACCTGAACGTAGATGACACAGGCAACACTTTCGCAGGTGTCTTGAATGGTCGTTATCGTGTATATGTTGACCCGTATTTCACTTCTACAAGTGGCGGCCGTCAGTACTACACAATCGGCTACAAAGGCTCAAGCGCATTTGATGCTGGTCTGTTCTATTGCCCATATGTCCCACTGCAGCAAGTACGTGCAGTTGGCGAGAATACCTTCCAGCCAAAAATTGGCTTTAAAACACGGTATGGTATTGTTGCTAACCCATTTGCTACATCTGCAGCAGACGGTGCAATCCAACACCCAGATGCCGGTGGTCAATCCAACCACGCCAACATCTACTACAGACTGGTTAACGTTTCTAACCTTATGTAAAAATAAGAGTTGGGTCAACCAAC